AAAGATAGCACCGCAAACAGCGTCTGCAAGGTCCTTAGAGGATTTGCGAGGATGGTCTACACGATTACCTTTCATAATCTTCAACTCAGTTAGTTCTTCAAATAGCAAATCAATGGCTGGCATGGCTAGACGCTCTTCATAAACTAGCATAGCCATGTCCTCATAGTGCTTCTTAGCAACAGAAACAGTTTCAGTACGAATACCAACAGCCTTCAATTCATTCTGGATATCAAATGATTGCCAACGGTCAAATGAAACCATACCGATATCAAAGCCAATTCTACGAAGGTTCTGAATCCATTGCTTTACTTCTGATAGGTTTACAGGACCTTCAATGCGAGGTTCCCAATAGACCACAGCATCTACTACAACTACTGGAACTACCTGTTGGTAATCTTTAACTACCTGGACATTTACCCACTTCTCAACGTGAGCAATTGCTACCGCACACTTGTCGTGCTTCTGTGCAAGGTCAGCGTGGACATAATATTTCTTATCTGGGTCTGGCTTAAATGTTTCATCAAATCTCTTGCCAACATCAATTGGATTTCTAATAGTCATACAGGCACGAACCTTGTCCTGTTGTTTAAAGAATGCATCAGACATATAGGTTGGTACACAGGCAAAACGCTGCATGGCATCACCAAGGTCTGTATAGAATGCCAACTTGAAGTCATCAATCTTACGAGTAGGGTTAACTACCCATGTAGGTCGCTTGATTGCAAACATACCTGGAAACTTGTAACTAATAATATTATCTTCGTCCCACTCAATTTCTAGTGAGTTTCCTTCTGCATCTTCTGGCAGTTCTGGATTCATAATAAACTTATGAGTCTTGTGGATTGTTTCTTTCTCTGCGATTACTGCATCATAACGCTGAGAGATAAAGTCGCCAGGATAACGAGGGAATGACAGTAGGGCAACCTTGCCCAAGTCTGGAAAACGAGAGTCTACCGAAGCACGGAAGGCTTTGTAGATGTTATCTGCGGTCTTACCCTGTTCGTTACCTGTTCCTACTTCTTGGGCGAAACCAGAAATCTCGTCAAGAACTGCGAGGATAAGGTTTAGACCTTCGTGAGACTCACGCTCAGAGTGACCAGAGTAAACTGTTACAGCATGGTCAAACTCAATGCTGTCTGCCTTTGCGTAGAATTTGCCAGCAAACCAGGGTGACTTTTCAATCTTGGTTTTAAAGCCTTTGAAGAAAACGTTCTTAGCCTGTTGTGCGTTAATAGCAATATTAATAATATCAATAGCGTCGCCAGATGGCTTTCCGAAATAACGAGCAGGGTCTTTAAGACAAAGTAGTTTATAAACGATATAGCAACAGGCTACTGTGGAAACGAAGTCCTTTCCAGAACCTTTGCCTAATTGTAGGATAACTTCATTCTTAGTATACTTATTGTAATATCTACGACCCTCCACATCTCCCAGGATTTCAATAACATCTTCAAGTTTATAGATTTGACTCATAGCCTCTACGATGTCGTACTGAATGTCGGATAGTGGTGGCTGGTTTAGATAGGCTTCGCCCTCAACAAATGTTTTGGCATCTACTGGCATCTCTGCAAAGTTATTATCCTTAAGAACTTCAAAGAACTCATTGAACATTGACAATTGTAATTACCTCTTGCTCTTTTGATACCTGCGAGAGCCTACGCATAATTTCATCTCGTACCTGCGGATATTCGCTTGCGATATCTCTAAGAATACCAACAAGGATATCCTGCTTGCGTTCAATCTCTAGCATCTCTTCTGCGAGTTCTTTGTTCTCAAGCAGACCTGCCTTCTGTAACATATCAATACGCTTTGATTCTAAGTCCATGACAAGTTTAATACCTGCTGTCTTGGCTGTTAGGTTTGCTGTGGTTGTGGCATCATCAATAACCTCATATGCTTTTTGAATTAGTTTAGAATAGTGAGTGTCAGCACCAACTAGGGCTTCTTTGGCACGAGCACGGATAGCGGCATTGTCAGAAGCCATCACACGCCACTGGTTAATGTGTGCGACAACTTTCTGTCGTGGCAATGACAACTCCTTAGAGATGGCGGTTGGCTCTTCACCCTGGAGATATTTCTCCACAACCTTATTCATCTCGTCAAGATGCTCAACCGTTAAGTCTTCAATTGACAATTTTCTTACGCTTTCCCCTACGAGTAGGAATTCTCTTTACTCTATCAACACGGAATGAGCAGAACTGACCAGATACAGATTTCTGTAACTCAAAGCAGTCAATCCATATAGCCCCTGTTTCAGTATTTGTAACAACACTATCAAACTTGAACTTTCTTCCATGTTCATCTTGTATCTTAATTATATCACCCTTGACAATTGTAAAATTGCCAACTTCTAATTCATATACACGAGAGAACTTTGTCTGTACTGGCTCTGACTTCTTCTTTCTAGCCATTAGTTAGGAAGCACCATCTTCTCGTCTACTGAAAATACTAGGGCTACCTGTTCTCCAGGGTTTACCTCTAGGTCTCCAATACCCTTGTCAGCATAAGTCCAGTCTTTTTCTGGTGTACGAATTAGCAATGCCCAATAGGCAAACTCTGCTGGCATGTCAGCACACTTCTCAACATATGAGTCTTGGTCTTTACTAACAATTGGGTGCTTTGCATCTGGCAAGCCATTCACACGACACACAATGTCCAAACCATATTTATCTGTTCCAGTGATTGAGTATCCAGCAAGGTTAAAGGCAGTCATAGCCCTCATTGCAGAACCTGCTGCAATACAGGTCTGTGTCTTATCACTTTTGAGTGATTGGAAGTCAACAATTACAGTTACGCAATTTTCTGTAAGAACATACTCTTGTTGTGTTGCACATCCAGAAGTTGCTAGAGCCAATCCAAGGGCTAGTGCTAGTGCTGTCTTTTTCATCTTTTTGATTTCCTTAATCCGAACTTGGCTAGGTAGACATAGATTGTTTCTACGCTAGTACCGCATTCCTTTGCTATATCTTGGGGCGTTTTCTTATCCATGTGGTAACGCTTTTTTAACCACGCTTCATTAGTATACAGTTTATTCGCCATTTTGTCAATACCCAAATGCCTTATCCCAATTTTGCAAAGCCCAGTGACCAATTGCACAAGCATCTGCTACGTCGTCGTCTGTTAGTTGTTTATCATAATTAATATTAATAAAATTAATAGTTCTTTGTTTGCGAATACTTCGTTCTTCATTTTTGAACCATGAAACTGATTTACCAGGATTTTTCTTTTGAATCTCTAACTTTTCTTCTTTAGTTAGTTTCTTATTACCGATAAAATTCTGCCATGTCATGGGTGAGACTGAGCCAATCTTTTTTACTCCAGACATTGAAGCAGCCCCAAGAAGTGCTCCCTGGACCATAGCCAGTTGTGCAGCAGTCTTAGGGCTGTTCATAAACACTGTGTGTTCAATAATGATTGCTTCAAAATCAAAGTTGTCAAAGAATGATTTGGTCTTTCTTGCTGCATCCATTACCTTATCGTAGGTAGTTAGTCCAGCAAAATTTATTTTGCCACAGGCAATAATCTTTTTATCCTCAAAGATGGCGAAGGCTAGACTGTTTGTGCTAGCATCTATTGCACAAAACTGTTTTGGCTTTTTAATCAAATTCAATTTTGCCATTTGCAATTCCCTTAATCTCTTTTAAAATTTGGTTAATTTCATCTGGATTAGATTCGCATTCAAGACAGATGTTACCATCATTATAAATGGATAGTTGTTTGCCACATGCTTTGCATGGTCTTGCCTTGCCCTGGCGTTTCCTAATCTTATCTTTGATATACTTTTCAGCAATCTTTTCCCTAGTTGCTAGTTCACGACATTCTGCAGAACAGTATATCTGATAGGATAGTTTGGTTTCGAATGGGTGGTCACACCACTCACAGTGTTTGCTTTTCATCTAAAGGCTCCAGAGAATTAATTTTTATCACTCCAGAACCAGCAGATGCACAGGCAGCCTGAATAGGACATGTCTTGCAAATCTTTGAATTGCTACGATAGTTCTTCTCTGGCAGGGTCTTGTCTTCCCATGCCTTGCGAACAGTACGCATCCATTCAAAAGTGTTCTCTACCCACTCATACATATACTTATTTAGTTCAACAGGGAAAATCAAC